CAGGGGATGCAGGGCTATCAGGGGATGCAGGGCTATCAGGGGATGCAGGGCTATCAGGGGACGCTGGGAATGCTGGGGATGCAGGACATGGGCGGGACGGGCCAGTCCCCTTGGGACCAGATGCGCCGGTTGGAGGAAATGAACCAGTACCAGTGGCAGGACATGCTCGCTCGTCGCAACGAAGAAAACAGACAGAGCGCGTTGGGTGGCTTGGTTGGAGCCGGGGTGATAACGACCGGCTCGATTCCCAACCGGGACAACTTGGGGCCGAGCGGGGAGAAGCTGCCGCCGCCCAAGCCGCGTCCGGCGTTTGACCGCGAGCTTGACCTTGGGTAGAGTATAGGTTGGCTAAACGAGAAACCAAAGGAGTCTCGTGAACCTGTACGAAATCTTGGGCCTTGGCAGGAAGGCCACGCCCAAGGAGATCAAGGAAGCCTATCGGAAGAAGGCCCGCGAAACCCACCCGGATCGCGGCGGAACGAACGACGCCTTCTATCAGGTGAGCCACGCCTACCAAGTGCTGGAGGATGCGCGGCGCAGGCACGTCTACGACACCACGGGGGACGATTCCGATCTCGGGGACCAGCGTGCCCGCCTGATGGAGGAACTCGGCACGCTCCTCTACACCATCATCGACACCACCGTGAGCCAAGGCGGCAACATCAGGGTGGCCTCGATCATCGCCACGGCCAAGAACGCGATCCAAGCCTCGATCACCCAGAACACCCAGCAAGCGGCGGCGACGAGGAAGAAAATCCAAGAAATGAAGGAGGGCATCTCCCGGCTCTCGCGAAGGGACGGCGTCGAGGACCAGTTGAAGAGCATGCTGGAGCACCGCCTGCAAGGTCAGGAAGCCTCGGTCATCAACTTCGAGGCCGTGATCCAGCGAAACGAGGTGATGCTCGACCTCTTGGATCGCTACGACTATCGCTCGGACGCTGCGCTTCAGAAGCAACCCGCTTGGGACGGGAGCGTGAACGTGATCTCGGCCCGCGATTACGAGCGCTCCGAGAGAGTCTTGTTCGAGAGAGCCAAGAATATGCAGCGGGCCTACGAGGAACGCGCCGAAGAGGCTCGCCCGAAGAAAGGGCGCAGGAAGCCCGTGGAGACTCCGCCAGCCCCGCCGCCCGTACCTCCGCCCCTCTTTGACCGGGAGCTTGACGCATGAACGAAAAGCTGAAGAGGCAGGTGACCAAAGCCGCCGTGAAGCTGCTGGAGCAGTTCCCCGCCATCGAGGGCTTCATGGTCTTGGGCTACAGCGCGGACCATGCGTGGATCGGCGGCACCGGCAGCGGGCCGCCTGCCGACCTGCCGGACCTGCTCGAAGGGGCGGCGCAAGCGATTCGGACCGAGGAACCGCAGTTCGTTCCCGTGCGGAACGTGCATTGAAGCTCCCCGCTCACTGGAAGAGCAAGGAGCTTGCCGCCTTCTTGGGCCGGGATGACAAGCTTCCTGCCCTCCCGGCCCAAGAACTCCCGATCCAAGAAGGCCCGATCCGTCTTAAGCGCGGCAAGGCGGGCGAGATTTCCCGGCGCCGGGAGTGGTTCTACCCCGGGGGTGACTACCCGCTGCTCGTCACCTGCGACAACTTGGATTGCCGGATGATTTTTCCGCTGCCCATGAAGAATGTCACCGAGGTGATCGAGGGGTACTCGCTCTACCCCACCGTGGTGGTCTACGGACGCGCCAAGGCCCGCTGCGAGTATTGCGGCACGAGCTTCGAGCTCCTGCTCGAAGACTTCAACCCGAAGACCTTGGATGGCGAGGGGACCTATCAGGTCCAGCGCTGGGGCGTGCCGTGGGAGCCGTGGGAGGATTCGAGGGCTTCAGGGTCTACGCTTGGGGGCGTGGCTACGAATTACACCATCCCGGAGAAGCCGAAGTGAGCGCTCCCGATCCCGTGCTGCTCGCCAAGCTCTCGGCAGATCGGGCGCTCGCCTCGGTGATCCTGTTCAAGCACCGCCACCCGCAGGCGGAAGCCTCGATGCACATCGAGATGATGGACCTCTTCTTCTCCGCCGATGAACTGGTCCAGCTTGAAGCCTTCCGGGGCGCGGCCAAGACCACCAAGCTTGAGGAGGCGCTGATCTTGGCCGGGTGCTTCGGCACCTACCGCTACATGCTCTTGATCGGGGAAATCTACGACAAGGCCTGTCAGCGACTCGCAAGCATCGACCGCGAGCTTCGCATGAACATCGAACTGCACCGGGTTTTCGGGGGCGATGTTCTTGCCAAGAGATCGAACGAGAACAAGGTATGGTTCGCGTCGGGTTCCGTGCTGCAAGCCGTGGGCTGGGAGCAGGAGTTGCAAAGCTTCAAGGAAGGGGTGGTGCGTCCCGACTTGGCGGCGATGGACGACGTGGAGAACAAGGAGAGCGTGCGCGACCGCAAGGCCGTGGACCAGAGCGAGGAAAAGTTCTACGACGAGTTGAAGCCCGCGATGGACCAGACCCGCTACAAGATCATCAACGACCAGACCCGGCTCGCCGAGGACTGCATGGTGACCCGCTTCGCGAAGGACCCGGAGTTTGTCTACCGGGGCTATCCGATCTGCAACGGGGACCCCGACGACCCGAATACGCTTGCCACTTGGCCCGAGCGCTATCCGATGGAATGGATAAGAAAGGAGCGCAGGCTCTACAAGCGAAGAATCGCCGCCTTCAACCGCGTTTATCTGTTGCAGGCGAGCGCACCGGAATCCAAGCCCTTCAGGAACGCGAAGCTCCCCTCCATCGACGCCAGCCAATGGCAGTGGCAGCCGCGTGTAGCGATCTATGACCCCGCCCGCACCAGCCGCGAGCGCCGGGTTCGCAGCACGGACCTGCGCGAGAGCGCCCGTACCGGCAAGGTGGTGCTCTCCCGGATGGGTTCCCGGATCGTGGTCCATGAATCGAGCGGCAACTACTGGAAGCCAAGCGAATTGCTCGCCGACTTCTTTGCCTGCAACGAGCGCCACCATCCCTACAAGATGCTGGTGGAGAAAAACTCTCTCGATGACTGGTTGCTGGAGCCTGCCCGGGTGCAGATGATCCGGCGAGCCGTGATCCTGCCGCTCGTCGCCATGAACGCGCCGCAGGATCAGAGCAAGGACGAGTTCATTACCGCTCTGGTAGGATTCTTTGAAGCCGGGGAGATCGTGCTCTCGGGAGGAGCGTCCGCGCACCCGGACCTGATGGCGGAGTTGGACGCCTATCCGCAGGGGCTTCGCGATGTGCTGAACGCGATGGCCTATGGGCTGAAGGCATTTTCGGGAGCGGTCATGTACGAGGACTTCAATGGAACGAATATTTCGGAAGCTCCGCAGCCCCGCCGTGGGGAAACGCTCTACGCTGCCTTCAATGCGAGTCCTTCAGAGGTTGTGGCGGTGGGTGTTCTCAGGGAGGCACGGCGCTTTCACGTTGCGTTCGATTGTGCCCGTTCGGGTGCGCTCATGGACACCACACGAGACATCCTCTTCGAGCTACGCGCTCGTTTTCCCGAGTCCGCGCTACAAATCTGGGTTCCGGCCGAAGTGTTCGATCAGTGGCAAAGAATACCGCTTGTTCCTGCCCTGCGCCAAGCGAAGGCCTCGGTGTTGCGTGCGGAGCACATCGGTCCGGCACGCGGGAAGCTCGCCGACCGGATCAGGAACGAGTGGCACCAGAAGAAGCTGCTCTTGGTGGACCGCCAAGCGAATCTCACGCTCAACGCGCTGGCTGCCGGGTATGCGCTTCCGGTGGAAAAAGGTGGCCGCACAGGATCAGACCCGGAACCGGGTACGTCACGACTTGTGGCTGAAGCGCTTGAGTGCATGGTGGCGAAGCTCGACCAAGCGGAGCAGGCGAGCGTCTTCCCGGTGGGGGCGCATCTCGCCCACGCCAAGGCCGGGACCTACATCAGCGTGAACCCTCACCCGCGCTAAATTTGACATCCCAAAAAATGTGAGTGCATACTAACCCGCGTCCTTTATAACCAGCGGGAGTAAGTCACTCATGGCCGTTACCCACAAGATGCCGAAGAAGGCCCCGACGCAGAACCCGGTGGACTTCGCGATGCTGAAGCAGCAAGGTGGGACGCACGGGAGTCCCACGCATGTTCCCGATGTGCTGAAGTCCGGTCCCTTGCGCGAAGCAGTCATGGGCCGCAAGGACCTCTCCAAGCAGTAAGCGCCATGCGCCGTTCCCGCGCCCATGTGTCCCCGCATCACGGGCATCACATGGGCAAGAAGAATCCCGAGGCGCATCTGACCGACCATCACAAGTCGGGCAAGACCTCGGGCCATCGCGGCAAGGCGATGGGCAATCGCATGATCAAGCCAGCAGCCTCGTCGCTGAAGACCCCGAGCCAGAAGCGGCTCACCCGCAGCCAGTTGCACAAGGTTCACATCTGATGCGAAAGACCCACCACAACCGGGGCAAGGGCCATCTCGCTTCCCACTTGGGCGGCAAGCACGTTGAGCAGCATTC